GGACTCTCCGTAATCTACAGAGAGTTGCCTCGTTAGGCTTGGGGTCCGGGATGTCTTGCTAACGCAATCTCCTGGGTCTTAGGGGCCCCCCGGTTGGACAACCGTGACACCTGGATCCTCTTTCGAAGATAGGCAGGCAGTTTCGACTGTTTCTGCGGGCGAGATCATGTCCAATGATCCGCCCAGCGATAGGTACCGATGGGTTGCATCGATTAATTTCGATGTCATTAACTCCTCCCAGGTAGCTCTCTCTTCTTTCTTATCGATTGAAGCATCTGAGAGTATCTGAGACCTCAAGTCTGCCATAGACTGAGGTGAGTACTCCGTTCCGTCTAGATTGTAGGATGGTCTGAAGATTCGCTGTAACGTCGGGATCTCTTTCACAAGAGAGGGATCCTTAGTTACCTCGATAAACATCAGACAAAGATCATCTATGGATAGTTGATCTAACTCCTGCCACTGTAGGAAGATTTTATTAAGGATCTTTGACCTTCGTAAAACTGTACGAACCCCTGCCTCAAGAGACAGGGTTTCGTGGCGTCTGGCCATAACCTGGCCAGTTAGCCTCAGTTTACTTGGGAACATAACGTCCATTTTAAACTCCTCAGACCAGGCTGCCTCTAGGGACTTTTTAGGGTCGCCTAGATAAGGGTCTAGGATTGTCTTGAGAAGGTATATCATATACCTTCTTAGGTTCGGATGATCGGAGCAATCCTTTCTCCCAATCCTCTCATACCAATGAGATATGAGCTGATTCCTTACAACGTTATTGTAAAGTTTAATTGAGAGGCGAGTAATCGCACCAATTAAGGTGAATTTACCAATAGGATTTGAGGTGCCCGATTCATCCTGATTAACTTCAGGTATGTATGAAGGTAGCTTCAATATCATTATTGAATATAACAGCGGAAGGATAGGTTCATAGACTCTTCCCAACGTCGTTTTATACGACAGAACCTCCCAAGTAGTGGATGAAACCACATACTTAAGAAGCCCCATAATATTAGGACGTGCGAAGAATCTACGAGTAACTCGCGTCGCGAATTCGAGACGCGAGGCTAGGCCATCCAACGATAGATATTCTTTAAAAGGAATAGGCGATATATTGACCTTATTAAAATAGGTCTGATTCGCAAAATTAATCAAAGTACAAGAGATATAACTCTTTGCCAACTTAATAGGAACATCATAAAGGGTGGTCATGAGTGAAAAATAACACTCAGCCGTCGGACGATGTCCGATGACATTGTCGTCGCCCAATACAACATACTTATTAAAAGGCAACACGCCGTCCCTGAAAAGACGGGTGGTAAGCCGTGCGATAAACCCAGGATAGAAGTTATCCTCGATAACATCCAATGTAAAACGTACAGGACCAAAGATAACCTCCCTTAAAGATAAGGGAAGGTCCTTAATCAAGTAGAAATACGGTGAATTTTCTTGGTTCACCTGGATGTCAACTAAGACACTTTCCACATGGGCATATTGATTTATCAAATGGTGAGCCAGATTCATGAGTCCCCAAGATGATAACGCACCCATCGGTTGTCCACGTCTATAACGTGTCCGACCAGATGGTAGCGTATCAGTTGGGTCCCGTGACATCTGACTTTCAGAGTAATGGAATTCTTTATCGACTAAGAGGTTGATCCATGTCCTAGCGATAGGACCCCCTACAAGGGGAGTCAGCAATGACTCATAGATCTGAGTCGGAATTAAATCTGTGGCAGAAGAAAGGTCATACGAATGGTATTCGGTCATATCCTGCCTCTGAACGAAAGCGTTCAGAGACCCCTCTTGATCAAAAGTTGAATCTTGAGGGAAATATCGACATATGTCAAATAACCATAAATGAAGAGGTTTAAGTGCTTGTTGGGTAAAGAAATCATTGATAGCAATAATCCTTACTTTGCCGGCGGCTTCCTTAATTGTGGAAAGTTTTCCCAATTTTGGACTTGAGTACGGCAATAAAGCCAACTTAAGACAGTCCTGAACGGACTGTTCCACCGTCAAGGCAAAAGATTTTGTATTTTTCAATAGTTTACACTGATCCACAAGTGGTAATCTACGATATGGTGAATGGTCAGCTGGGAAATAGTTATATTTCTTAGTTGATCTGGATCCATCGTGATTACGATAAGGTCGAGAGACTTTATTAAGCTTAGCCTCTGGGTCACCGTAAAGGTGATCTAAATATGGTTTAAACATATCTAAGTGAACTGGGAGTGTGTTGCGACAGTACCGAAGGATTGAACTGATATCTCGCGAGAGATAGAAGTATCCCAGGTCCTGGCATAGAGTTAAAATGTAGGAGAGCCCTTTCGGATGCGCCAGCCATGCCACTATATCATATAAAATATGAGTAGGAAGCATAGAGGGTGTCCCGTTGGGGCCTGCTCGGGATGAAATGTGATATTTTTCACTATCGTCCAACTCTTCAACATACGACCTCACATTATATGTAAGGGCTTTTGGAACAAGCCGTTGACATGCCCAAAAACTGTATGCAAAAGCAGTTAGATGCTTATATGACGATGTTGAACGCGGAGTCGCAATGGTACCCGTTGTGGGTTTAGACCAAGAACCCTTTATTCCTTTAAAGGTGTTCAAGATCGAGGCCCACATACGGATAGCGTTACGATCCCGCTGCTTAATTTGGTCCCTGACCATTTTAGGTAACCATCGTGGTATACCATCGCGGGTCAGTGATATGGCAGGGCCAAGTGACCGGGTATTACGTAGAGGGCAACCTCCTACGTAAGCATTTAGCGCAATAAGGGAAACCTTAAGGCGCAATATGAGTCCCATCGAACCTTGATGCTGAAGAATTTCTCTAACTTTGTTAGCGAATTCCAAAGCCTGTCGCAGGCGAACAGTCGAATGACTGCCATAAGTCCAGTAAGCTACCTTTCCGATATACTTCCTGAACAACTCACTACTATTACTAGTAGTGAGGCTAGCCAGTGTTTCTCCACGGGTCCAAAGCAACGTCCCAACCAATTGCAAAATTGCGCGGGGGGAAGCCTTAAGCTTGTGGGGGGGTATCTGGTAGGCACCAGAAGAGGAAGCACCCGAAGATGGTTGATTTTCATCGTCCGTGGGTGATGTGGGGCTCTCTTCTATCTTCCCGATATGAGAGGGGTCCGTGTCGCCTCGGGCGATGACGATTAACGGAATCTGATTGGACAGGCAGATACCCTGGTATTTATGGAATTCAGACTCAGACAGATACAGAACCCCTTCTGGATCTGATGGATCGGCTATGACCCACGGTCGTAGTCGCCACAAGTCGACGTCTAAACGACGTCGGCGTTGCGCGATAGACATCTGGTATCTGACGAAAGAAAGATGCACAGTGTGAGTAGCTCGTTGTAAAATGAGTGAAAGCATTGGTTGTTTATATTGCTTGGAATGTGGTCCACACCGTCCGTCTCCAAGGGGATGGGCGGCAGGCTGCTATGACAAGCACGCGCAAGTACACCTCTTAACAGGTAAGAAAGTCGTACTCACACCAAAAGATAAACCCCCCATAATCATATGGTCGCCCCGCTGAGAAAGCGGTTAGGACCAGAGACGAGGATAAGACAAATCCAACTCTCATGTGAGCTTCGGGAGGGAATTCCTCCAGCCACTTCGGATCCAGTCCGAAAACATATATGAAAACTTTATTTCGGTTAGTCTATATCACACTACTATGATCACATTTAAGGTAGTTCGTTGCCAGAGGGTTAAAGACTCCATGACAATCTAGTACTATGTTTCACATAGGAGGGACAATTGGACGAGGCTCTCTGGGAACACCTCACCTATTCATATACATTCTCATACAGATAAATATGTAGATATAAATCACACATAATACCAGTTTTGAACTGTTGGGCAGGGTCTCAAGTACTTAGTTTAATCCTGTTCCTTATACCCGATCAGTTTCTGAGAGGGTCCGGATGACTATGGGGTTAATCCCTTGTGGTCATGTGGCTATCGTCCAAATAGATGGACTGTGACCTCTTTCGAGGTCCACACCTAGCAGGTGAAACTCCTTTACTCTTCTTCGCCATGGCCAATATACGGGGATCCGGGGATCCAGGTATGGAGACACCATGGCACGGTAAGAGAATTATCCGTTGGGAATCATTATCCCACGCGACCCAGTCTATTCTGGG